CTTAGCCCGACGCGCGCCCGAGTCGTCATCAGCTGGTAGCATGGGCCCACCAGCCGGAGAATTGGATCAGAATAAATAAAAATAAATACTATTAACAAAATTGACATTTGACATATGTACAAAGCCCCTTGACACACCGGCGCAATGCCGGGGAACAAGTTGCTGGCTAGTAGGTACCAGTCGCCAGGCTGGTTTTCACATACCCTCCCGCAGTTAACTAACCGGATCCATTGGTTGGTAAAACTCGGGGAAGAAACAAGACAAATAGTCACATGAGAAGTAGGTGACGTATGCATCGTACATTTGCTCGTACAAGCGAGGCACGCAGAGAGAGGGCAGAGCGAAAGGGCTCAGACCAATTAACTCGATCTCTTTCTCGACTTGTAGTTGCTCAGATACTGGCACACCAAACCTCTCCTCATAGAAGAGACGCGTGACCATGTCCGGTTCCTTGATTGGAGGTGGTTTCTTCATCGCCTGAAGGAGTTTCTCCCTCTCCCAGGCGTCAAAGGTTTTGTGGTTGATGATATTGCCTATGCTGGCTCCCTCCGTGAGACACAGCATCTGTTGGGCAAACTTCCACAAGATAGGACACCCGCCATTTTCGTATGCTAATGACAGGGCCTTGACCCGCACCATGCGCTTATTAAAGGATTCAGAAGCGCCATAATACTGGGGTGCGGTCCAGCCAAATCTAGCTATTGCGTGGGCGGCATCGCGGCAAATAACACCGCTTGGACTGTAGACCAGACCGCAAAAACTAGAATCTCCAACGCGCTCAATATAATCGAGCTTAAGGCGGAAGCCCAGATCACTAACACTGTTAGTAATCTCATGACTAAGGAGAGTGAGCAGGCCATCATCACCCTCGTAAGTTCCAGCAACAAGATTAGCAAACGCCCAGCGACATAGACAGCGGTTTGAAAAACCGTTACCAGAACTTGTGTCCATTTCACCTGAGTGACGTGTTGCTCGAATGACTGCTTCGTAGCATTTACTAGTGACGAAGCTGTCTCCCATAATGGCCGGTCCCAAAAATTCTTCAATGTAAGCTCTATAGAAGGCATTTTTGGAACAGACATACTTGAGTAAGCGGACTTCACAGATGAGCATAAACTCTGGGGTGAAACTTCCTTCAAGGCTTGTAAAGTCGGTAACTGCTTTAATAGCGCCTGGAATTTCGTGCTTTTCTTCAAGTAAGGCTGGTCTTTCAGGGAGAGGAGTGTGTTTGATAAAATCGCTATGTCCGAATACAACGTCGTCCATCGCTCTCGCAATAGGGCCGAATAGACATTTAGCCTCCTCGCTTCGCGAATCAATGGTTCTTGGAGCTTTAAGTGCTGGTCCCACCAGAGCGTAGAATTCACGTTTGATGAAAGAAAAGACGGTTCGCCAATCGTACTTGCCAGATTTTCGAACATGAGCTCCACCCTCTTCCAAGAATGCAAGCCATCTTCCACGAAGTTCGTCTTTTCGGGCATCAGTGTAGTTAGTGCATGCCAGCCATTGTTCAAAGCTGTAATGTTCGTCCAGCTCTGGGACGTAAAATTCGGCAAGGTCACGTTCGACAGACTGGTCAAAGCTTTGTAAAGCCTGTCGCACTCTGGGGGGGGGTCGCCGACCCTTGCGATATAATAGTCCGCGCACAGCTGTATGTCGGTGACCCAAGTCGACGGCGTATGGTACTGCACCAAGGAGGTGTGGTCCAAGGGAGACGCCTGAGACGCACCGACCAGCGAAAGCATGACGATCAGGACGATGAGGCCTGACCCTATGCTGAAACTCTTCGCGAAGTTCCTCAGGTTCTGGAACAGTGGCTTCGCTGGTACGGACGCCGTAAAAGATGGCCTGCCGGCTTGGGTGGGGACTTCCCCCGCATATTTGTCATTGATACGGCAGCAAACGCTAGCTGTAAATAACAAATTGCGAGTCGTCGATCCAAGGTTGGAGGGGCAATGAAGAGCACCCGTCCTCCGGATGAGCGTATCGATCTGCTCATGCTTTGGAGCGTGTGACATCACAGCAAAGAGATACGTGACGTCAACACGGCCGCATTCAATAGTCATGCGGCGACTGAGGCTCGGGCCATGATAACAATCAACGCTTGCCCTAGCCATCAGCTTGTTATTCAGCCGAGGCAGGTCCATGCTTGCGTGCACTTCGTTGATGTCATCATTGGCTTCAACTGCTGGTTCTGATAGCCGCAGAACCAACACACCACCACCACGCGGGATGGGTTCGTTGAAGCCTCGATCGTTGAGGGCGTTCAGAGCACTCTGCATTAAAGCATCAGTGCCTACTGACATGGTGTAAGAATCGGAATAGCCCAGTAGACGCCCTGGAAGGGTCTGCGCCCAATAACGCATTAACCCTTGCTTCACAGCGTCCACCACAGCACCACAGCCATTTGGGAACCCAGAATGGCCGGACCAGTTCTCCACCTCCTCAGGTGAGATCGCAGCAGCATAAGTGCGGCCTATTTCTCCTAGGGCCTCACCTAATTTGCCGGTATGGCGCACTAAGCACCACAAGCGTTTCATAGCCTCTAAGCTCGTAGCCTCATCGACCTGGTAACCAGCATCGATGAGTTTCTCCCGCAAGATGTCTTCGACGTCACGTCTTGCTGGGGCTACTGGAGCAGGAGGCGGTCTAGCATTGACGGCTCGGTCACGCACAACCTGAGTCCAGCGGGTTGTGCTGTAACGAGCCTCACGCATCTTCTCCTTGAGGGTCTGACCCTCAAACGCTTGTGATGCACTCTGTAGATCAGACACGAGTGCACCAGCTATTGTTGCAAAATCCGTAGCATCTTGCAAACGCACATAGGTCGAATCCCTTGGACCTTGTGTTGCTACACCACCTTCATCAACTAGGATGGTGTAGATGACCTCGCGGTTCCGTTCGTCGTCACCACTATAAATCTTAACCTCAGAGCTGCTTGGGTTAAAACTCAGTGACAAAAGTAGGCCGAGAACGGGACCACTGAGGCATCGTAAATAATCGACGAGGTACGGCTCGCCATGAATCTTCGTCTTCGGAATGAAAAATTCCTGGTCGACAAAAGCGGCGCAGGGCTGCCCGGGTGGGTTGTTGCCTTGCTGACGTGCGGCATTACGCCGTCCACGTCCTCCGCGATTGTTCAACCGGTTTCGGTTTGGTTGGTTATTAGGGTAATCATTGCACTCGTCCATAATGTATATGCTACTGCCATCATCCTTCCAGCAGGCAGCCATCCCACTCAAGCTCAGGTTCGGATACGACCACTTATTGCTCGAGCATACGGCCAGAAGGTAGACGCCAAGCGTGGACCACGTATCGAAAGGGGGGGTCGAGCCCCCAGTCTCCTCGTGCACTCGACGATTAAATGGTCAGCACCAAGTGTCCCAAATGACCTAACCCGCCGCGATTGACAACACACTCGGCCCTTCAGGGCTCGCATCAGTTTCACCAGCAATGTCCCCCAACGGGCGGGGCAAAGACTGGGTATCAGTGTGTTGGGTCACCTATAGCGGTATAGCCATTTGGGATCTTTTGCGCTGCATAACTCGGGTACCATTCACCCCAGCACAGTAGTATATACAATATGGTAAAGTACAGATTCTCAAAATCATAAATTAGGAAAAAGAAAAGGATTTATAATAACAATACATATATGTAAGCTGAGCTAAACCGGCTTACGATCCCTTGTCAGGGTCCATAAAGATCGGAGC